CTAAATTTTATTATATAACTATGAACACAAATCAAACATTAAACAAAGTTAGAACTTTGCTCGGTATCGAAGTGAAGTTGGAACAAATGAAGCTTGATAATGGTGCTGTTTTAGAAGCAGAAGTATTTGAAGTTGGTGCAGAAATCTTTGTCGTTGCAGATGAAGAAAGAGTTGCAGTACCAGTTGGAGAATATGTTGCAGAAGATAGTTCTACTATCGTAGTTTTAGAAGAGGGCGTAATTGGAGAAATCAAAGAAGTTGGAGCAGAAGAAGAAGCACCAGTAGAAGATGAAGCACCAGTTGAAGAAGATTTATCTACGGAAACTGCAACACCTAAAAAAGTTGTTGAATCAATAAGTAAAGAAACTTTCTTTTCTGAAATTGAAAAGTTAAGAAATGAAATCAACGAACTAAAACTTGCAAAGGTTGAAGTAAAAGAAGTTAAAGAAGTATCTGTTGAATTATCTTCTGATGAAGTTGAGGGAATATCTCACAATCCAGAAAACGAAACAAGTAAAAAAGAGTTAAACCTTTACTCTCAAAAAGGTAAGAATAACACAATTAATAGAATTTTTAACAAATTAAATAAATAAAAAATGAGTTTATCAATTACAAGTACTTACGCTGGGGAATTTGCTGGGAAATATATTTCTGCTGCACTTTTATCTGGAAACACAATTGCAAATGGATTAATCGAGGTTAAGCCAAATGTAAAATTTAAAGAAGTTTTAAAAAGAGTTAGTTTATCTGGTGCTATTGCAAACGCAAGTTGTGATTTTATAGATGCTGGAGCAGTTGTTTTGACTGAAAGAATTATAGAGCCAAAAGAATTACAAATCAATTTAGAACTTTGTAAGACACCTTTTCAATCTGATTGGGATGCAATTGAAATGGGATATTCTGCTCACGACAATATGCCTAAAACTTTTTCTGATTACTTTATCGGTTTAATGGCTGCTGAAATTTCTGCACAAACAGAGACTGATATCTGGAGTGGAACTGCTGGAGCTGGAACATTTGATGGTTTTGCCACATTATTAACTGCTGCTACTTTACCAGCTGGTCAAGACATTACTGGAGTTGCAATTACCGCTGAAAACGTTGTTGAAGAATTAGGAAAAGTTGTTGATGCTTTACCATCTTCTTTATACGGAAACGAAGATTTATATATTTATGTTTCTCAAAACGTATTAAGAGCATACAAAAGAGCAATTGCTGCTTCTGGTGGAAGTGTACAAGGTAACAACCAAGATTTAAACGTTGAGTTTTTTGATGGTATTAAAGTTGTTGCAGCAAACGGATTAGCAAATGATACAATAGTATCTACTTTGAAATCTAACTTATATTTTGGAACTGGTTTATTAAATGACCAAAACGAAATCAAAGTTTTAGATATGGCAGATTTAGATGGAAGTAAAAATGTGAGATTTATCGCACGTTATACTGCATCAGTTCAAATAGGAATTTTAGAAGACGTTGTTTTCTATTCTTAATAACAAATAAATAATAACAATAAAGGAGTAGGTGGTTAATCTGCTTACTCCTTTTTTTTATAACTTAAAAAAAAATAATACATATGGCTTGTTTACTTACATCTGGCAGAAAGTTACCTTGTAAAAATTCAGTTGGTGGTTTGAAAGCAGTTTATTTTACAGACTATGGTACATTGGGAGATGTTACAATAGTAGCTGGCGAAATTACTGCGATTGCTGGTACACCAGATTTTTACAAATACGATATTAAAGGTTCTTCTTCTTTAGAAACTGCAATTAATAGTTCAATAGAAAACGGAACAACTTTTTACACACAAACTTTAAATTTAACTTTGACTACTTTAGACAAAGCTACACAAGAAGAAATTAAATTATTAGCTTCATCAAGACCACACGTTGCAATTGAAGACTATAACGGAAACTTCTTTTTAGTTGGTTTAGTTCACGGTGCAGAGGTTACTGGAGGTACTATTGTTAGTGGTGCAGCAATGGGAGATTTAAGTGGTTTTACTTTAACTTTAGAAGGAATGGAAACATCTCCAGCTAATTTTACAGTTTCAACTGTTGTTACTGCAAATGTAAGTGATACACAAATTGACCCAGCATAATTTTTAGTTCTAATTTATTTAAAAAGGGTAATCTTAATTGGTTATCCTTTTTTTTTGCTTTAATATATAAATAATGTGTTTTTTTTTATTATATATATATGAAACATTTGTTACCCACACCTGATGTACAAACTATTAATATTATACCAAGAGTATATTCTACATCTGTAACAATAAGTTTACGAGATGACAGTACAAACAATGTGGTTTCTTTTGTGCTTCCTACTTCTGAAATTAAAGGTAATTATTTAGAACTATCTAATATCTTTTCTTTAAAAGAGGGACATTTTTATGATTTAAAAGTTTATGAAATAAGAGGAAGTTATAAGCAATTTAAAGAAAGAGTTATTGCTTTAGGTGGAACGTTTGAAGACAACACTTGTTTATTGAGTTCTTTAGAAGCGGATGGATTAGTTAATACTACTGATTTAGATATCATTTACAGAGATAAAGTATTTTGCACTGCACAATCAACAAACCAATCAAATAACGAAAGCTATTCAGTCAATAAAGACGAATACAAATCAAAGAGTGGTAATAACGATTTTATAATATTATGAGTAAACACATAAATAAATACAGAAAGCCAACGGTGGCTAAAAAGAAAGATTCAAAGATTAGCTTTGTAAATCTATCAACTTATAGTTCTCCTAAAATTGTAGAATCTAAAAGTAAAGAGTGGGTTGAATTTGGTGCTAACAATAATTACTTTCAATTCTTAATTGATAGGTATAATGGAAGTCCAACAAATAGTGCAGTTATAAACGCTATTTCTCAAATGATTTTTGGTAAAGGTTTAGATGCTACAAACAGTTCTAAAAAACCAGAGCAATATGCTTTAATGATTTCTTTATTTAAAAAAGATGTTGTTAGAAGATTAGCTTACGATTTAAAATTAGCTGGGCAATGTGCTATTCAAGTAATTTATTCAAAAGATAAAAAGACAATTCAAAGAGTTGAACATTTACCAGTTGAAACTTTAAGAGCAGAAAAATGTAGTGCAGACGATAAGCAAGTACAAGCATATTATTACCATCCAGACTGGGCAAATGCAAAGCCAAGCGATGAACCTAAAAGAATACCAGCGTTTGGTGTTTCTAATAGTCCACAACCAATAGAAATTTTATATATAAAGCCCTATAAAGCTGGAATGTATTATTATAGTACACCAGATTATCAAGGTGGTTTACAATACGCAGAATTAGAAGAAGAGGTTTCAAATTATCATTTAAACAACATTTTAAACGGACTTGCACCATCAATGTTAATTAATTTTAACAATGGAATACCAGATGAAAGTGCACAAACAATAATTGAAAATAAGATAAAGAATAAGTTTTCTGGAAGTTCAAATGCTGGTAAATTTATATTAGCTTTTAATGACGATAAAGAATCTGCTGCTGATATTACACCAGTTCAATTAAGTGATGCACACAACCAGTATCAATTTCTTTCAGAGGAATCACAAAAGAAAATAATGGTATCGCATAGAGTTGTTTCTCCTATGTTATTAGGTGTAAAAGATTCAAGTGGATTGGGTAACAATGCAGACGAATTAAAGACTGCAACTATCTTAATGGACAACACAGTTATTAGACCATTTCAAGAACTTTTAATAGATGCCTTTGACCAAATACTTGCATTCAATGGAATTGCTTTAAACCTATATTTTAAGACGTTACAACCTTTAGAATTTACAGATTTAGATAATGTAAAAGACAAAGAAACAAGAGAAGAAGAAACTGGTGTTAAAATGTCTAAAATGGATTCTGATTTAGAAGAGTTTGGAGAAGATGAAGATTTAGATGAGTGGGAATTAATAGACGAAAGAAAAGTAGATTACGATTCAGAAGAAGAATTAGATAAAGAAGTTGAAGCGTTAAACAATCCTAAATTATCTATCCTTTCTAAAATATACAATTTTGCAACTACTGGAACGGCAAGACCAAATGCAAAGAGCGAACAAGATGGAGAAGCAAACGGTTTTAAGTTCAAAGTAAGATACCAATACGCACCTTTAACTGCAAGTTCTGATAGTAGAGAGTTTTGCAAGAAAATGGTAGCGTCTAAAAAAATATATCGTAAAGAAGATATACAAATGATGAGTAAAAGTAGCGTAAATGCTGGATGGGGATTAAATGGTGCTGATAATTACGACATCTTTTTATATAAAGGCGGAGGAGATTGTCATCATTTTTGGATGAGAAAGACTTATAAGTCAAAAAGAAAAGGTGGAACTGCTGATGCTAAAAATCCAAATTCAGAAATAAGCGTAAATAAGGCTAAAAAAGAGGGATTTAAACCAGAAGTAAACGCTAAAGAGGTTGCAAAAAGACCAACAGATATGCCTAATAACGGATTTGTAAACAAAAAAAGATAATATGGCAACTGCATTATTTATAAGTAGAACGGATTTAGTAAAAAACACTATCATAGATGGTAATGTTGATACTGATTTATTCATACAATATGTGAAGATTTCACAAGAGATACACATACAAAACTATTTAGGTAGTAAATTATATGATAAAATATCTGCTGACATTATAGCTGATAATTTAACTGGAGATTATTTAACGTTGGTTAACGATTATATACAACCTATGTTAATACATTATGCTATGGTTGATTTTCTTCCATTTGCAGCGTATCAATTAAAGTCTGGAGGTATATTTAAACATTCTTCGGAAAACTCTGAAGCTGCTTCTAAAGATGAAGTTGATTATTTAGTACAAAAAGAAAGGGATTTTGCAGAACATTATACAAGAAGATTTGTAGATTATATTTGTTTTGATAGTTCAAAGTTTCCAGAGTACAATCAAAATGTAAATTCTGATGTATATCCAGATAAAAATGTAGGTGGTTCAAATTGGGTAATATAATGAAAGGATATAAACCGAAAGCAGTAAACGTTGTTAAATTAGAAAAGTATTTAACTAAAAAAGAGAAAGCAAATGGCAAATGAAATTTACAATAGTACTTGGTGGGGAAACACAATTGATACTGCATCTTCAATAGGTACATCTACTGATATGATACAAGGGCAATTCAATATGAATGACAGACAAGAAGTAGAAGCAGTTAAATGTTTAGCAGATACAATACATACAATAGGATTAAAAAACATATAAAACAAAGATAATGGCGAAACCAAAATTAGCACTCATACCAGCAACGCAAGGAAGCAAGTTGTATTCCGTATTACCAGCAGATGGTGTAGGAGATTTCAATTTTTCAAGAGGTACAACAGCTACAAGAATAAATAAAGATGGATTAATTGAAACAGTTGCAAGTGGTGTTTCAAGATTAAACTATCCTTTAATTGATGGTGTTGTAAATGGTTGTCCAAGTCATTTGTTAGAGCCGCAGAGGACTAATTTGATTACTTATTCGGAAGATTTTAGTCAATGGGTTTTATCTAATTCTGGAAATGGTCAAATACCTATTTTAACAAGTAATTATACTACTAATTTAGGTTTAAATGCTTCAAGAATTATTTTCAATAGAACAAGTGCAAGTGCAAGTAATGTTTCTGCAATAAGAGGGAACGATTTTACGCAATCAACAAATACATTTTCTGTTTATATAAAATCAAATACAAGTAATGTAAATATAGATTTTAGATTAGGTTCATCTATTTTAATTTATGAGATAACTACTGAATGGAAAAGAATAGAGATTAGTGGTTCTGACTTTTATCGTTCTTATTTTGGTTTGTTAGGTAATGATAGCAATGTGTATGCAGATATATCCATAGTTGCAGCACAAGTAGAACAAGGAAGCTACGCTACTTCTTACATACCAACAAGCGGTTCAGCAGTTCCTCGTTCAGCTGAAACTGCTTCGGGTTCTGGTGATGCGAATACGTTTAATGGTTCGGGTGTTTTTTTTGCTGAAATTAGTGCTTTATCTAATGATTTAACAAATAGAATTATTTCGATTAGCGATGGAACGGCAGATAATAGATTTTTATTGTCTTTTTCAACTAATTCTAATGAAATAAGTGTTTTATTAAGAGTTGGAGGTGTTCCGGAAGGAAATTTTTCTTTTGTACTTAACAATATATTATCATTAAATAAAATAGCGTATAAATTTAGTGAAACAGAATTTGCATTATGGGTTAATGGCGTTAAAGTTGATTCTGTTACGGGTAATTTTGATGTTTGGAATAATAATGTAGTTAATAACCTACGTTTTTCAAGTAGAGACGGGTCTTATCCATTTTACGGAAACGTAAAACAAATTCAATACTTCGATTCAGTATTAACAGATGCAGAATTACAAGCATTAACAAGCAACTAATCACTAATAGTTATAACCATAAGGGTAACAAATACACACATTAAACCAACAAGAGTAAAATATAAAATTATTAATAAAATAGGCAAGTATAGCTTCGATTCAAGAGAACAAGCACAAACAAAGATTGATGCTTTAGGAACTGCAACTGATGAAGATGGTACTATTGACCATCCTTATGGTTGGAAATCTAAAAGTGTTAATATTGATGGAAATGGTGTACACGCTTTCTTTGGACTGAATTACGATTCTTTAAAATTCTAACGTTGGATATGCAAGATATAAAAATAGGAGCAATTAATCTACTAACTTTTACAGTTAGCTTTTCAAACATTGAACAATGGCTAAAAATAGCTTTATTAGTTGTTTCTATTGCATATACTGTATTGAAAATATTTAAAATGAGTAATAATAATGAAACTAACAAAAAACTTTAGTAAGTCAGAATTTGAATGTTCTTGTGGATGTGAAATGCCTTTGGAAGTGTTTCACAATATTCAAAAGGTCGCTAATCAACTTCAAATATTAAGAGATGCAACTGGTAAGTCAATTACTGTTAATAGTGCTTATAGGTGTGTAAAGCACAATAAAGCTATTGGTGGAGTAGATTCATCACAACATATTTTAGGTAAAGCAGCAGATATTGTAGTTAAAGGAGTTGATCCAAGTATAATATTTGATTTAATTGATTTGTTTATAAACGATTGTGAGATGCTTCAAGGTGGTCTTGGTAATTACAATTCATTCACACATTACGATATACGTAAAATAAAAGCACGTTGGGATTATAGAAAGTA